TAATACCTCCGTGATACCGACAGGAAGAAGCTGACCCATCCGACCGGTCAGCAGTTGAGTATGGGACAGATTGAACTTATTACGCTTCATCGTTGTGTTCCCGGTAGATGCCTTTGAGGACCGCAGATTCAAAGCGGTTCATTATGTCGAACAAAACAACAGATACAGCAGGCCACACGTCTTGCGTTTGCTCTCGCAGAAAAGCGAGCACTTCGACTTCATTTGCAGTTAAGAAGAGATCAACACGGATTGAAGTATCAAGCGGCCTAGAGCGAGTCGTGCCGTTTACCGTAGAGGGATTCTCTTCGTTCATGATTCACTATCCTCTGGATGCGCTCTAAGCGCGTTTTTTCCTTGTCCGAGGTCGAGTTAAATATTGCCATCGCCTCGCGCCATACCTCTGTAGCAACCTTCGAGCGAGAAAGCAGTACCGACATTTCCTCTGGATCATGTGAGCATTCCAAGAGGGCCTTGCGAGAAGAAACAAAGCCTTCATCTTCTAATTGCCGACGCAGAAAGCGGGGCATGGGGTGTTCTTTACCATTAAGCCTGAAAGTATCGGGGATAAGTAGGGTCCCGTTCCGAAGAGGTGGAGATTGAAAGATAGCGGAGCGGATTTCCCCGAGAGCATATTGACCGATTCCGGGATTCCTAGACATAACACCGAACTCAGGTTCACGACGTAGCTCCAACAGCTCGTCTTTTTTAGACTTGTATTTGATCAGGTAAGAGACGCAGTAAGCGATAGAGCCAGCTTCCACATCACCGATGTGTACATGACCGAATTTCCAAGCGGCCTCTAATTCTTCTTGAGTAAAGTCACAACCGAACATGAGGGCGTGATAGTGGGGGCGTCCTTTATTTTCCCCGTATTCGCCAACGGCAAAGTAACGAAAAGGTCCGATCTTACGTAGACGTTTGAAGAAGCGTTGAAGGTCCGATTTAGACAGGGTTCCGGGTTGAGCAGCGATAGCCTGGTGATTCTGGACCGCACGCATTGAGGGCATACCCGGCAGGATTTGTACTGGAAGTTTTCCGTCTTCATAGGTGAGAGTCACGAATTGATTAGATTGATGACATGACGACTCTAGAAGCAGGCGAGCGACCCATTCCCTCCTAAGATTTATGCGACAAAAAAGGCACTGCCCACATGGGTGGGCAGTACCGTTGGTTTTAACCGTCTCTTTGCAGAGCATGGAGGTCAGAACCGATAGCCAACACGCACACGACCGCGAGAGCTACGGAGACGACGACCACCACGACGGGCGCCCATACGGCGACCGCGACGACCAAAGCGAGAACGACCACGACGGCGAGAGAAGCGCATGACAGACTCCTATTTCTCAACGGGCTCCGGCAGGCCCAAGGGATTAGACCGGGACTTACGGAAGTACGATTTAACACCTTCCCATGTGTCTTGCCACCATGGCGATTGAGCTTCGGGAAGAACCAGCGTACCAGCGCCGACAGACTCGGGCAGCTCCAAGTCGTAGATGTTGGGATTGGGAATGTACTGAATTTTCCCGTACCGATCACGAATAGGTGTGTACTGGTTTGGAACGGGAGAACCGAGGGGCCGAGTATGAGCCGATTGCCGGCGGGCCAATTCTTGCTGAGCGGCGAGAAAGTCTCTATCCGAGTCCGCCATTGATTTCTTTTGCGCGAGGATTTGAGCGCGTTTCAGATCGTTGTCGAGGCGTTGTCCCTCAAGGGAGTTTGCAGTTGCCTCTTTACGGATGGCGTCATTAACTTGATCGCGACTCTTGTTGTATTCGTTTTCCTCTCGGCGCATTTCCAGCTCGCGCTTTTGCATAGCTTCCTGTTGACCAAAGTCATAACCGGAGGAGTTGAATGCAGGACCGATAGCGCCGATGGGAGTAGCACCACCGACAGAAGCGCCCATAGCGACAAGGGGGTGAATGCCTGCCGCCTTAGCACCTTCCACGCGGCCGAGGATACCAGCAGCAGATTCTTTGCGAGTTTGCTCAACGTTTTCCTTTTGCATTTGGCGGCGCAGGGAACGACCTGTGCCGATGCGATTGGAAGTATTCATTCCCCACTGTTCAAGCATTTTCATGCCGAAGTTAGCGAATGCAGCGCCCATGGTTAGCACCTTACCTTTGATTCTTCAGTACGCCGGCGAGGGGCGCCGGCACCACGACCAGTAGCCTTCAGAGCGAACAGGACTTCGCGACGAATTGACCGTCTAGCACAGATGAAGTTCCGTTCATAGAGGGGACCAGACGAGACCAGGCGGTCAGCCGACCAAGGGTCATGAGGGGTCCGCGATCGGAGGACAGCGCGCCGTGAAACATTGAGATGGGCGCGTGTCTGATTCCGGGGGTGAGTGTCAGTTAGCACAGTACGTATCAAGCGACGTACTGTGCGGGGTCTAGCAGGATGATCTAGCGTAGGAGACGCGCTAGACGGGGGGAAGACACTACCCCGGTAGGGGTATAGAGGGGTGAGGTATGCGCGGGGCTTGTAGCGATGTACAGGCGCATACGAGGGGGGTTGCAGAGGGGGGGTATACCCCCCCTTTACACGGTTTCGGCGACGAGACACTTAGCCTCCGTGGAACATTTCGTTAAGTTTCCGTTGCCACGGGGGGAACTGGCGGGGTGACATCCGGGACAGGCGGAGTATCAGGTGGCGGTTCCGCGGGAGACTCGAAAGTCTCTTCGTAGGGTGAGAACCATTGCTCTCCATCGTCGAGTTCGAAGTCGTCAGCCTCTTCAAAGGTTTCCACTTCCTTGGATTGAGCAGCCCGCAACTGTTCAAACCGAACATAGGCCAAGATCCTTTCCGACTGGGTAGGAACGCGAAGATTAGTAGGCTTCGCGACCGGGACTCCCGAGTTGTATTCATGCGTAATAGCGGAATCTTTCTTCAACACAAATCACCTCGTTACAGAGTGAAGGACGAGCCTTTCTTGGCGAGCATCCGTCGAGCCACGAGCTGGTGTCGGACAGCGACGTACAGGGTATCGTTTTCTTGAGCTTGGAAGGGCAACAAGGTTGGACTTGAAGTGACGAAATTACTGTTGAGGGTCGGGGCACTTCCGAACGAGCGAGCAAAATGCCAGTCCTTGAGAACGGTTCGAAATTCTCCATGCACTTGGGATTCACTGCGACGATATTCGTCATAACGATCCTGGTATCCGAACACGTCGTCCTGCACTTCCACATCATGCCCGCAGATTTCTTTGCTAAGAACTGCTTGCTGTCCGATATGCTCCAATTCCCGCTGCCAATAATCTTCCTTGGTTCGGCGATTCCAATGACGGAACAGTCCATCGGGATACATGGTTTGAGGTAGGACGTGTAGCAGAGATACCACAAAGCCGTGCTCTTCGAAGAAGCGGCGATATCGATTCGTTTTGTTGAGACCGATTCCATGACCTGCCATCGCAGCGACGCCTGTAGTTTCATTAGCGTCTGGGGATGCGGCAGTGGTTGAGAGGACTTCGGAGAACTGGAGGTTAGAGACGCCGCCTCCGAGGTATTCAGGACGCTGTAGACGAGCATCAGAAGAACGAACGCCCAGATAGCGCAAATACTCTGTGTAACGACTGCCATAACGAGCGCGCGCCTCTTCATAGCGCTGTAGGGCGAGGGCGAGACGAAACTGGTTGACGCTAACAGCAGTAGCAGACGACAGATCGACGTCGACCGTACCCATGAGATTAAGGTTTGCAGTCCACGGCCCAGTATCGACACCAATGTCCGTACCACCGGGGAAATCAGACTCATGCGGACGGAGAACGTTACCGGTGCCGCTAGTTCCCTGTCGAGCATGGGTGATAACAGCAGTACCAGGAGCAGACGTACCGAACGGAAGAGTGACAGTGGGGCCCTTTTGCTCCCACGGCCTACAGGTAGTGAAATAGTCCTTTTCCCAACAGACATTCTTGAGCGTCCTTTCAGTAGTTGTGTCAGGGCCAGAGAGGTCAGACCACACAGCTTCATTGTTTAAATCTTGGTCTCGGTACCATTCGTTGTAGATGAGCTGGTAAGCCCGGAAAGGGAGAGCTGAGTACTCGATGGGGTCTCCAACGGAGGGAGGGACTCCGAGGTAGTCGCCGAGTTCACCTGCGTTGTTAAGTGACGTAATCGTCGGGAAGACGGACGCGTCCATGCCGTCCGGACCCCCCGTAATGAAGTCTTCCCAGTCTTCCCAGAGAAGACGATTAGGAACGAAAAAGTGCCGGAGGGAGATTCGCACCGGATGCATTGGAGGCGTAGCAAGCGGCGCAGCGCGAATGAAAGCAGAGGCAGCATGTTGGAAAGAGTCACCCGGTAATACCTCCGTGATACCGACAGGAAGAAGCTGACCCATCCGACCGGTCAGCAGTTGAGTATGGGACAGATTGAACTTATTACGCTTCATCGTTGTGTTCCCGGTAGATGCCTTTGAGGAC